CTGGCTCTGGAACCAACGGCGCACAGAACAATACGTTCTTAGACGGTTCTACCAATAACTTCACCATCACCCGCAACGGCAACACGACACAGGGTACGTTCTCACCGTTCAGTCAGACTGGGTGGGGGAATTACTTTGATGGTACTGGGGATTATTTGAGTGTGCCGGACAATGCTGCGTTTACTTTAGGAAACTCGGATTTTTGTATTGAGTTATGGATAAACTCATCACCCTCAATGGCAGGATATGCAGGATTTTTTGGTCAGTGGGCAAACGCAACAACAAACTGTTCGTATGTTTTTCGGACGCAAACTTCCCAGATTGTGCAGTTTAGTTACACGACAACTGGAAACGGACAAACCGGAACGGTTGTTAATGGATCGGCTTTAACGACAAACAGCTGGAATCATTTGGTTGTATGCCGCAGCGGGGCCAATCTAGCAATCTTTCAAAACGGAACAAGAACAGCCACGCATAATATTTCAACGCTAACGATTTCGGATAGCACTAGAGATATGCAGATTGGTTATTCTACAGACGGCGGCCATGTGCTTGGCTACATGAGTAATTTAAGGCTTGTAAAAGGGTCTTCAGTCTACGACCCAACACAAACAACCATCACAGTCCCCACCGCACCGCTAACAGCAATAACCAACACATCCCTCCTCACCTGCCAATCCAACCGATTCATAGACAACAGCACTAATAACTTCACCATTACCAGAAACGGTGATACCAGAGTAGTCGCCTTTTCCCCATTCAACCCCACTGCAAGCTGGAGTGCTGCGACTTATGGTGGGAGTGGGTATTTTGATGGTAGTGGGGATAGTCTAACTTGTTCAAGCATACTGCCAGCAACAAGTGATTTCACGCTGTCTTTTTGGGTTTACCCAACATCTTTAGCTGGATATGTTGTTGGAGGGGCAATTAGACAGGCAGACTCAGGAAATATTTTTCAATTTTTTCTTGGGTATACGGACGGCCATCCAAGTATACAAATTGGAGGTGTTTACAATGATTTCACAGCAGGAACAATAAAAGCCAATCAGTGGCACTACATTCAATTAGTCAAAGCTTCAAGCGCGTACACATTGTACGTCAATGGAACTGCACTTTCGGTTACTGCTAGTAATGGAAATATTGGAACAACATCAATAGCTTCTGGAACTTTTTATGTGCAATACAACACGGGCTGTTATTTTTCGGATGTTCGTGTTGTTGCGTCAGCTTTAAGCAATACAGTCCCAACCGCACCACTCACCGCCATCACCAACACATCCCTACTACTCAACTTCACCAACGCTGGTATCTACGATGCTACGTCTAAGAATGACTTGGAGACGGTTGGTAATGCACAGATTGTCGCGCCAACACCAACTAAATGGGGTGGCGGTAGTATGGCTTTTGATGGGACTACAGACTACTTAGTAGAGCCGACAAGCGTTTATTTTGGATACGGTACAGGTGATTTCACTATTGAGTGTTGGGTGTATTTCAATAGCACTGGAACAGCTACGATATTCAGCAATTTGTCAGGAACGGCTTCAACAAACCCTCATATTTACATTAACTCAACAATAAGGTTTTATAATGGAGGGGGCGACAGAATAACAAGTAGTACATCTCCAAGCACTGGTGTGTGGTATCACCTAGCCGTGTGTAGAGCGTCAGGGTCTACAAGGATGTTTCTTGACGGAACGCAAACAGGCTCTACTTACGCCGACACAAATGATTACGGACAAAGCGCTCCTCTAGGTGTTGGAACTTATTGGAACGGCGGCGCTCCGGTTACAGCATCCACATTAAATGGCTACTTACAAGACGTTCGAGTTAGTAAATACGCTCGCTACGTCACCGGAACTGGAGCCAATGCAGGGAAGATGGTGTTTAACGGTACCAATGATCTTGCACTCCCAACAGCAGCGTTTCCCACGTTATAAAGGATAGATATGTACTGGACTAAAAACGGGTCTATCCCATCACAAGAGACAGATGGCACAGAGGGCTGGCAACAGGCTCCATCACCACCGACAGAGATCCCTGAAGGCAAGGAACTTGTATGGCTAAACTGGGAATGGATCATCCGTGACCCTAAGCCACAAGACAGAGCAGGTTACCAGTGGAATTGGCAGCATGATACGAAATCATGGGTAGAAGGTTCATGGGGGACGGTTGAAGTTCCCGAGATTCCTGAAGCGTTGACCACAACTCAAGTAAGCAACTTAACGACAGCACAGGTAATGTAATGGCTAATACGATTAACGCCACAGCAGGCATCGGTATTGTCGCTACGGGCGATAACTCTAATGAGTTGAACCTGCAAACCAATGGTGTGACAGGGTTAAGTATTGACTCTAGTCAAAACGTGTCGTTTGCCAATACCCTGGCGCTTGGCGTATCCAACACGCTCATGGAGCTTACGTTATCTGCCGCAGCAGAAACGGTAACCATTGCGGCAACAGCGGCTACAGGTACAGTTAACTTTGACGTTTCAACACAGTCAATCCTGTATTACACAAGCAATGCTGGCCCTTCAAACTGGACGCTGAACATTCGTGGTTCCAGTTCAGTCACGCTTAATAGCATCATGTCAACAGGGCAAAGCGTAACGGTTACTCACCTTGTGACGCAGGGCAGCACCGCTTACTACAACTCATCACTCACCATCGATGGTTCAAGCGTAACGCCTAAATGGTCTGGCGGTTCTGCGCCTGTTGCTGGTAACGTCAATGGCGTTGATGTTTATTCATACACCATTATTAAAACAGGTAGCGGTTCCTTTACTGTGTTTGCCTCTCAGACGAGATTTGCATAATGCCCATTCTGTCTGCGTTTGGTGCGGCTAAAGCATTAGGTGCTGGTGGTGGCTCTGTTGTCGTTCCAGACTATAGCTATGATTTTGGAGGCTCTGCTTATATCAGCGCTCCAAGTTCAACTCAGTTCGTCGCAGGAACTGGCAACTTCACGTTAGAGTTTTTTATCTACCTTCGTTCTACGCCAGCAGCAGATGCGGCAGTGTTTGACCTTGGTAGAGGACTTGTTACAAACGCATTTGCTTTTCAGCTAAACCCTAGCAGGCAGTTCAAGTTCCGTATCGGCGCTGGTTCTATAACGTCTAGCACAGCTATATCACTCAATACCTGGTACTTCATCACGCTTACTAGGCTATCGAGTGCGTTGCGTTTTTTCTATGACACAACCAACGTAACGACAAACCCATCTTACACAACCAATCTTTCAGGTCAGAATGGCATTAGGATTGGCGGCAATCAGAATGATGCTTATCGCTTAGATGCCATCATCAGCAATCTTAGGTATCGAGTTGGTACGGGTTTGTCATCCGTGACCATACCAACATCCCCCTTGCAAAACGTAACCAATACCAAGCTATTAACCTGCCAGTCAGCGACGATTGTTGACAATAGTACGGCTAATGGCGGCACTGGATGGACGCTAACCAACAGTGGCGCGACTATCACAACCAGCAATCCTTTTTGAATGAACTTAGATAACCTCTCGAATGTAGTCTTTGGTGACGCAGATGGCTTGCGAGAGATGATCTTTGAGAATGCTCAACAGCATCGCACGTTTTACATGCAACTGCTGGATCAAGACATCATCATCCCTCAGTATCCATTAGGTGATGCCGACCTGGATGACTTAGATGACTGGCTATGGTCGCACTACCAAGAGCATGAAGCGCTTGCAAACAGGCTTAGCCTTGAGAATCCGTTTGATTTATTTGACACGGACTGGAACCAGGAAGATGACTTCTATGAATGGTTGCAGGGGCATCTAACAATTCATCAATCAATCATCAATCGTTTGGGGTTGTGACATGTCATTCAATCAAGACGTTTATGACTTTGTTGTAGCCAATTTAGACGACCCATTTGCTATTGCAGCGGCAATGGCTGAATTTGGCGTTTCAAGTTCTCAGTTGGCAGAAGCCATTGGTTTGGATACTGCTGCTGTTAATAGCTATTTTGATAATGCTGGAATTGCCATTGCTGATGATACAGGCGCCGGGTTTGTTGACACTGGCCCCGTGGATACTGGCCCCGCAGATACTGAGCCTGTAAGCACTGCGCCAATCTACCCACCAGGGTATGAGCAAGAGCAGTTAATACAGCAACAGATACGGGATGAAGCAGCTGCAAGCGCTGCGCAACAACAAGCAGGTCAGTCACAGGTAGGGCAGCAAGCTACACAACAAGCTACGCAAACGCAGCCTACATACGACGATAACTATACGCCATCACCTTACGATACAAATGAACCGCCATTACAGTTAAACGAACGTGGCGATGTCATTCGTCCTACGCCAGAACCTATTGTAACTACGCCTACACCACCTGTTGAAGAGCCAAAAGAGGAAGAAAATTACGCCATAGTAGGTGGTAGCACCGGCGAAAATCCGATTGAAAATTATTACAATGCACTTGCCATGATCAATGGCAGACTTCCTGTAAGCCTTGCCTATGACATAAACAAAGACGGCAAAGTAACAAGCGAAGATGCCATGATGCTAGGGCAGGGAGCTCCTTTAGTAACAGGCGTTACAGACCCTGCAACGCAACAACCTGCATCAACTACAACTACAACTCAACCTCAATTTACAGGTGAGTTGAGGTTTGACCCAACAATTGGGGATGGTGGTGGTTACGTTTTTATAACACCAGAACAGCAACAAGCCGAATACGAAGCCGAACAAAATCGCATTGCTGCTTTAACCCCCGTACAACGCGCAGTAGAAAGCGCGGCATACCAGCAAACTGGTGAACAGGGAGACACGACTGCGTACAACGATATAACTATTGATGGGAAAACGTATTCTGTTTTAGACCCGACAACAATAGTAAGAAAATCTGATGATCAGTCTGGCTTGACGGGCAACATGACTCGTTATGAGTACTTGTCGCCAGAAACAGGTGACGTAACAATAGATGTACAAGTAGATGGCGGGGCTCTGCAAGCCGTTATGCCGTTGCTGGTAACAATAGGTACGGCGGCATTCCCAGGTCTTGCTCAAGTTGTTGGTACTGCATTAGGCGCCACAGGCGCTACGGCAACAGCAATTGGTGGTGCGGTTATCAATGCCGCTGCAAGTGTCGCTGCTGGCGCCGATCCAAAGACCGCAATAACAAACGCGGCTATAGGAGCAGGTATAGGCCAGCTCACAAACGGTTTGACCGGCAATTCCTTAGTAGACAACGCAATTCGTTCTGGTGCTACAGCCGCAGCAACCGGTGGTGACATAGGTAATGCGGTGCTTAACTCTGTTATTGCTACAGGTGCTCAACAAACACTTGGTAACGCTTCTATTAGTGGTGATGTCGCACTTGATAGCGGTTTAGTATCTGCTGCGACGAGCGTAGTTCAGGCGCTGGCTACTGGTGGCGATGTTACGCAATCAGCTATTCAAGGGTTTGTAAGCGGATCGACAGCGGCAATTAGCAAGGGAGAAGTTGCTTCTGAAGTTCCAGGAACAACAACAAGTATTGCTGGTGGCGCTGGTGTTGATTCAGTAACTGGTGGAGGCGGGGCTGAATCAGTAACTGGTGGTGGTGGCGCAGATACGACGCCAGCAAGCGTTGGAACTGATACGGTTGGCGGCGGTTCTAATTGGACAGTTGATGTCGGCATGGATACGACGCCAAGCGTCATTCAAGATGACGTCATTGGTATTGTGGCGCAAGAGCAAGAAGCAAATAAAGCTCAGTCGACTGACCAGGCTATGCAGGGTGCGCAGCAGATTACTACGGCGGATGCGCAGGCAAGAGAGTTGTATCCGCTTACTGAGCGCTACCTTGGGCCAAATGGTACGGTTTACCTGCGAGACATCAATACAGGAAAGATCACTCAAGTCTTGCCTCAAGGTGACATCAGCCAGGTAACAGGTGGTGGCGTCTTTTTAGATACGCCAAAGGTTATTGGTGCCGTAGAAGCATTGCCTGCTACCGCAATTTACCAAGGCATTCTTTATGCTGGCGATCCAAAACTGATTGGCAAGCAACTAACCGCTGATGACCTTTCAAGTCTTAGCATGAGTTCTGGCCGCGACCCCAATGTCTTACCTGTAGGCAATCTAGTTGTTACGCAAAACGCTGATGGAACGGTAACGCAGCGAGATAAGGTAACTGGCGACACAGTTACTTATGGTGCTGATAACAAGATCATCAGCCAGACAAAGAGTCTTTACACAAGACTCAATGACACTGCTAATGCTGTTACTGGTACGGGGCAATCGGCGCTTGGTGAGTTAGGCGCCGCTATATCTGCGGCAGGGCAGCAGGTGGGCTTTGATACGCAAGGTCTTGTTGAAAACTTTCAGGCTATGCAAGCGGCTGGTGAGCGTATGCGACCTGAAGTTGTTAATCAACAAAGCAAGGCGTTTGTAGACGAAATTTATCAAGTATCAAGCAGGCCTGGCGTTACTGCACAAGAAGTTGTTGGCGCAATTGTTAGTGCGGCAAAGAACAATCCTGCTGGCGCAGTAGCAATTATTGGATCAGAGTTAGTTCAAGAACTCCCACAGTTATTGCTTCCTGGGAGACTTGCTGGTTTCCTTGGCTCGATGGCATTGAACGCCGCTGAGTCCGCTGGCGCTCAAGCTTTGCAAAAGATTGACGAACTCAAGGTAACCAATCCTAATGCAACGCCACAAGAACTTGCCCGCATGGCAAGGCAAGACGCTGGTATTGCAGGTGCAGTCACTGCTGCGATTGGTTTGATTCCAGGCGCCAACAATGTTGTTGCAAGAACATTGCTTGAGCCTGTCAATGAAGCGCTTGAAGAAGGGTTGATAGAGTATTTAACTTCTGGCGACATCAATGCCGCTAAAGGTAAGGCAGTGCTTGGCGCTGTCATTGGTGGCAAGACTGCTGCTGCTATCAACACGGGCGAAGAGTTAGCCGCAGCGGTACAAAACAACCTTGGCGTACAAGTACCTGGTGGTGTTGCTGCGCCTTCTGACTCATCATTAACGGTATCAGGAACAAGACTTCCAACTGATTTAACAGGAATTAATGTTGATCCAGAAGTTGATTTAACGCCTGACAGCATTGGTACGCTGCCTACGACTGGCGTTGATATACCAACGTTTAATGTTGCTGATGATACAAATGCCGATCAAAACACAGGCGTTGTTGTGGCGGTTGACCCTGATAGCAACCAAGCATCAGTCATTGATAACACTGGATCATTAACCATTGTTCCTGCTAATGGTCTAACACCAGGGCAAACGACTGTAGTTCCTGTTGTTTCAGGAACTCCATCGTCTGCGATTACTGGCGCAACAGGTGCTACTAGTGGACAAGTTACTGGCCCAACTGTGACAACGGGCACCGGAGATACAAGTCTCGATACAAGTGGTTCTTTATCAAATGGGCAAGGCGGCGCTACGGGTGCTGTAGATGTTATAGGTGGTGGAAGCAGCGTAGGTGGCGGGGGCAGCGTAGGTGGTGGGGAAGGTGGAGGTGGAGTTACGATTACACCAGGATCGGGTGTAACTGTTGACACATCAAACAATGTTGTTACTGCAACTGGGCCTGCAACTAGCGTAGGCACTGGAGCAATTACGACTTCTGGTGGAGGCACTAGTGGTGAAATTGGGCCAGGTGCGGTTGTTGATGTTGGAGGCAATACCGGTTCTGGAACTGTTACGGGCGCTCAAACAACTACGCCAACAGGAACTGTCACTCAAGACACATCCACAACGGAAGTGACAGGCGTTGTCTTGCAAGACAATGGTGACGGTACGTCACTTGTTCTGACGCAAGATGGTGGCGCAACTAATGTGTCATCAGTTGATACCGCAACAGGTGGAACGCTAGCCCCAGGTTCATCGGTAACTGTTGATACATCAAATAATACCGCTACGGCTACAGGTACAGGCGTTAGTACAGCAACGGGCGCTGAAACAGGAACGGGTGTTGACACTAGCACCGCTACTGGCGCAACCACTGGTACAAGCACTGCCACTGGAACGGATACGTCTACTGCTACAGGCACAGAAACAACTCAAGACACATCTACAGGCACTGCAACTGATACTGCAACTAATACCGCTACACAGACTCAGCCTGAGACTGTTACGCAAACGCAACCAGAGACTGTGACTCAGACGCAGCCTGAACCAGAGGTTGTTACAGAGCCAAACGTCAATCCAAATCCAAATCCAAATCCAAATGTAAATCCAAACATCAACACGCAGATCAATACGGAAGAGCCCGAACCTACGCAGCCAGAACCGCCTCCTGTAGAGCCGCCCGCTGTAGAACTAACGCCTGAAGATCAATTGCTTCAACAGATTATTCTAGAGTTAGAAAAACCAACCATTCCTGATACGCCACCTCCCCCACCTATTGAACCGCCTTTGTTTACACCACCTGATTCAATCGTTGAAACACCGCCTGTAAGCGTTGATCGTCCATTAACCATAAGGCCAAGGACTGTCAGGCCAACCGTAATGCCTGGAAGCAGGGTGCAAGATACGGCATCGTTACTTCCTGTTAGACCAGGCTTGTCAGAAGGTTACCAAGGTGATATAGAGGGTACGCCCGAAGAAGAACAGCAACCCGTCTGGAATGTTAGATCGTTGAAATTACGTCGTTTGTTAGGAATCTAATCATGGCTAAACAACTTGCCGCACTTCTTGGCGGTGGACTCGATCTTAAAGCGTTAGCAGAGATGCTACGCAGACAGGGGCGTGGGCAAGATACTATCTTGGCTCACATCACACCGCAAGAGGCTGCACTACTAAAGTCTAGAGGCGGCGCTGGCACCATGAATCCTGCAACGGGATTGCCTGAGTTTCAAGATGAGTTTGAATACTCGTACAACGTTCCAGAAGATAGTGGTTATGGCATGGAGTCTGAAACGCCGGCTATACCAATGTCAACGCAGCGCGTTGGGGATCAAGGTACGTTTTACCCAACCGAAATTGATGTCCCGCAAAGTGGCGGCCCCATTGATATGAGTAGAGCATTTATTTATTCAGCACCTGCCGATACGATGCAACCAGCGCAAGCGCAACAACCGTTTGAGCTACAGCCTGTACAAGCTAGATCGTTTACACCTCAGTTGCCGCAAATGCCTAATGAGTTTGTTGGGCCACAACAGGTTCGAGACTTCAAACAAGAGGCAATAGACCAAGGTGCTGCGCCACAACGTGACATGCAAGACCTTGTTAAGTCGGGTGCTAAACAAGTATTAGAAGGCTTAAAGACGCCAACAGGTGCGGCATTAGGGCAGTCAGCATTGGCAGCACTTATGGCTCGCCGTGGCTATAAGCAAGCTCGCGCTATGGAAAATGAGTTGCGTCAACTTGGCCAAGCCCCTAGACAGGTAGGGCAAGAACAACTTGGTGCTGGCATGAGGGGTGAATTAACGCCTGTGCAGCAACAACAGATTGCAGCGTTCCAAGCGCAGCAACGCCAAGCGTTAGCAAACATGGGGCAAAGATCAGGAACTGCGCAACAGCAATTAGGCGCTAGGACTGTAGAGATGCAACAGCGTGGTGCTCAGGACTTAATTAACCAGGGCTTGAAGAACATCGGCATCTCAGACAAATATCTGCAACAAGCCATCCTTGCGGGTTATCAAGCAGATTCTCAGGTTGCTGACGCACTTGGTGAGGCGCTTAAATCGGCTGGAAACATCCTTGCTGGCACACCATCAACAGAGGTTGCTAGACCTGTTCAAACGCCTGCTACACAAGTAAGGAAGACACCTTTAACTAGCCCATTAGGTGGTTAACCATGACAACAAGCGTCACTAGTCTTCGCAATCCAATTGATGATTTAACGTCAAAGTTAAATCAACCGCCAACCAAACCTGTTGGCACGATTGAAGAACAGCTCACAAGTCAGCGTGAGCGTGGCGCTGTTGCAGAAGACGTACGTCCACAAGTCATGAAAGAAAGTCTTGGTGCCGTTGAAACAGCCATGACTGACTTGCAAGCTAAAAGAGAAAAGGGTGCTACAGACTACGGAACCATGCTTGAGAAGCAAGCAAAGGACACTGCTGCACTAGAACAGAAATACACGGCTATGCGTCCAGAGCCTATTGAGTTTGCACCGAGCCAGCAAACGCCAGAGCAATTGCAGACCATTGCTGTGTCAATGATGTTGATTGGAGCGCTAGCAGGCGGTTCCGCAAAGCGTAGTGGGATTGCAGGCTTGAAAGCCATGAAGGGTATGGTTGATGGATACAGGCAAGGCCGTAAGGATGTCTTTGACCGAGAGAAGACAATCTTTGAAAAAGCATTAGACACTCAGAGACAGAAATTAGACGAAGTTAAGGCGCTTTATGACTCAGCACTCAGAGCGCAGACCGCTGGGCAAACAGCAGAGGCTAATAAGTTCAAGGCATTGTTAGAGGCAGAAATCGCTGGCGGTTCTATGTATGTGGACATAGCTAGAGGTCGCAATGATGCTGTTAACAAGATGTTTGACGCCACTTTCAAAGCTCGTGAAGAAGCTACTAAGTCATTGATTGAAATTAACAAAGCTAATGAAGATCGTAAGTTGCAACGTGAAAGAATGGCGCAGGAAGCTAAATTCAAAGAACGTGAGCTTGGACTTAGAGCACAAGAAATTGCTAATAAAAATGTAAATTTAAAGCCGCCTCCTGCCGAGGTTTTACAAGCCAATAGGTTGCGAAGCACTTTGATTCCAAAGATTGAGCAAGCGTTACCTGTGATCGATAGGCTTGCTAAAGAAAAAAGCAATCTTGGTGTATCAAAATGGGCAGAGTTAACAACGTTATTAGCTGCTGACCCAAGGGCTGCTGAGTTTCGTTTCAAAGACGATCCAGAAGCAATTAACTTGATTCTTACATTAGCTTACTTTAGATCAAAAGAGTTCGAGACTGCTGGCAAAGCGCTTACAAGAAAAGAAGACCAGATTCTTGCACCAATTGTTCGTGGCGATTTGCGCGTTTACGAAGGTATACGCAATGCGCTTGTTGAAGGGACAAAGACGCTCAAGCAGGAGCAAATGTCTATGGAGCAGAGTTATCCATTCATATCTCGTTTGAATGCTGCCTATCGTGGAGAGACTCCTGATCAAGAGCCATCAAAGCCTCCAAGTAATCCTACACCGCCTTCGCCTTCACCAGCCGCTTTGCCTAAGAGACCAGATGGCGTTCCAAGTAACGCAGGATATAGCCCAAGCGCTAACGCATGGTTTTGGAAAGATGCAAACGGCGTCACTCAGAAAAAATCAGGAGTTCAATGATGGCTGAAGAACTACCTAAAGATTTGATTTACGGCTCTTCTAACGAAGACATGCCAAAAGATATTGTCTATAGCACTGAAGAAATTGTAAGCAGAATTCCAACAGGTAAGCCTGGTGGTGAACAGAGGCAAGAAGTCCCATACGGTGAGGCTGCTGCAAAATCAGGTGGTCTTGCTGGTGCTATTTACGCTGGCGCTAGAGCCGCACGACCCGCTGCCCAGCAATTGCGCAGTTTGCCGCCAACTCCTTACTTTCAACCTTTGCGTGGCGCCGGTTATCTTTTGGATATTCTTGGTCGATCACCTGTAGAAGCTGTCGCGTCGGGTGCTGCGGCTGGTGTAGCAGGAGAGGCGGCAAGAAGATCGGGGGCCGGAGAAGGCCCAGCCTTAGCAGCAGAGATTGCCGCAGGGGCTGTGCCTTCATTAGTTAAAGGTGCAGCAAGAAGAACGTATGAATCATTGTTAGGAACGCCTTCAGAAAAAGCTGAAGAACTGGCTCGCAGGGCTTCTGAGCAACGCATTTCATTAGAACCCGGTCAGTTAAGGCAGGATGTAAAACAAGCGGCAATGACCGGTGGAACGGCTGACATTGCAAAGCAAAACCAACAAAGATTTAATGAGATTGCGTCAGAGGCAACTGGTTTAAGTAAGCCGAGAATTACTGACGAATTCATTGGTCAAAGAATGAATGCGGTTGGTACGAACATTGGGAACATTATTCAGAGCGTTCCTCTTTATGATCCATTCCCGGCAATCAATAGAATCAGCAATCTTCTTACGACAGAACTAAGCGTAGGCTCCCCAACAGCGTCTGTTGCTGCTAGAAACATTCTTTCCAACCTAGAACAACGTGCTAACCAAGGCGCTGGCATACCAGCAACTGAACTTCAAAGGTTCAGGACTGAGCTTGGACGAGTCATAAGAACTTCATCAGACCCGCAAGACCGTTTTGCTGCAAGCAACGTCATTGACATCCTTGATGATCTTGTCATGGCTCAACTACCTGCTGGGCAACAAGCAGCATTGCAACAAGCTAGAACTCAATATCGAGCCGCAGCAACTCTTAATGACTTGTACCGAAGAGGTGGCATTGATCCTAATGGAAACTTATCGCCTGAAAGATTAGGAAAGTATCTTTTGCAAAAAGACGCTTTGTTTTCTAGAGGTCAAAGCACCAATCCTGTTGCTGGCCTTGGAGAGCTTGGAAGGCAGTTTAAGTTGCGAGGAATCTTTGAGCCGCAAATGCCAAGAGGTGCTGAAGCGGGAGAAGATGCTGCAACAAAAGCGGCTAAAGCATTAACCAGGTTTAGCAGGGCAGCAATTGGTGGCGGGTTAGGTTACGCGGCTCAAGGCCCGGTTGGTATGGCTATTGGTACAGGGTTAGGTATGGCCGCTCCTGAAATTGCATCTGCGCTTACTAGAACACCAGGAGCAAGATTAGTTCAACGTGCAGGTGCGCCATATATGAGAGAAGGCGCTATGCCTAGAAGCCCCCGCGTCGCCGCTGGTGTTAGTGCCGCAGAATTAACAAAAGGAGAGCCTAATGCCACTCAAAAAAGGTAGTAGTCAAAAGACTATTTCCGGCAACATCGGTGAGATGGTGCGTAAATTCAAAGAAAGTGGCAAGATTGGCACAAGCCGTCCTGTTAGTAAGAGAGCGGCAGTCAAGCAGGCTGCTGCAATAGCCTATTCCACAGCGCGTAAAACCAAGAGAGGTATGCGATGAACTACGATGGCATGATGAAAGCTGAAGGCAATAAAGAGATGAAGCGTCAGGAAGCGCAAGCCGCTGAAGCAGGGCGCAATGAGGTTGCAGGCTCGCTTGCAGCGCAACGTGCGCTTGGCCGCCAGCCTATGAACAAGATGCCTGAGCGTCAGCCCAAGCGTCGCATGATGCGGTGAAGCGTAAGCAATCGGGCATAAACCCTGACTTAGAGGCTGCGATAAGCAAACTCTTGGCTGAAGTCATGGCAGACCCTGAAGCAAGCCTTACCGATAAGTCGAAGATTATTGACCGAGCATTGAAGTTAGAAGCCATTCGCCTGAAAGCTAGTGATGCTGACTGGGGAAGAGGTTTCATGGATGAAGACGAAGATGAAGATAGTTAAGGTAGACTAGATAACCTTAATTAACCCCATGAGGCTGAACATGGATTCGAATCTTCTGTTGAAGGTAGTACGCATTAGTTTGAAGTTAGTGGTGGCGAGGGTGTTGACAATCTTGGCGTTGTCGATGACTTTTGCCTTAGCTTGCTGGACAATGTGGGGGCCGAGTTATGAGCGGATCGCCGCATTGCTTATCTTTGCCATCACAGTGTTTTTACCATCCTTAATGAAGGAAACAAAGCATGATGACGATGACGAAAGTAGTGAGCAAACAGGTGGTGCTAAAGCCTAGCCAAGGCACGACCAAGCAAGTAAACCCTAACTTCCAGCCTAAGTTCACCAATGGTGCGCCATGCTATGGCACCATGACTGCAGCTCAGCAATGGGGGAATAAAGGTGGCAAATAATATTGCGTTTCTTGCTACTGGCAAGACCTACCTTTTAAGCGTAACGACAACATCTGCGAATGTTGCTGTCTACGCTGACACGCCTGCCAACCAGTTTGCACTTTACAACGATGGCAACCATGAAATCTTTGTAAAGACAGGTGCAAGTAGCGGAACTACAGCAGTGATACCAACTTCTGGCGCTGGCGAGTATGGGTTTGTGGTTCCACCCAACACTAGAATTGTAATTACCAACGGCCAAGCCAATGGAACTAATCCGGTTTACTTTGCTGCCATCGTGGATACGGGTACGCACAACCTGTACATCACACCAGGCGAAGGGATGTCCTAAATGGAAGTTTCGATGTCAGTAGTCATACAAGCCCTGATTGGTGCTGCTGCTGGAGCGTTTGGTGCATATGTGGCTATTCGTTCAGACCTGGCGGAACTCAAGGCTAAGGTTGAGCACTTGCACATGACAGCCGACAAAGCGCATACACGCATTGATCAGATTCTGAACAAGTAATGTTTGATCTGCTTTCAGGTGGTTTGCTTGGCAGTATCTTTGGTGGATTGTTTCGACTAGCGCCAGAAGTTCTAAAGTTCCTCGATAAGAAGAATGAACGCCAGCATGAGCTGAACATGTTTCAGTTGCAGACCGATCTTGAGAAGATGCGCGGCACTTTTAAGATGGAGGAAAAGTATGTTGACTACAGTGTTCAGCAACTCGACACCATCAAAGCGGCCTTTGAAGAGCAGAGTCAAACGGCTCAAGCAGCAGGTTGGTTTGTGGCTGGAATCTCTGCCTTGGTACGCCCTGGAATCACCTGGGCGATATTTGGCATGTACGCTTCCGTCAAAGCGGCTTCGCTTGTTCTTGCGTTTCAAAGCAATGCACCGTGGCATGAAGTAATCGTGAAGTGTTGGGATGAAGATGACTTTGGACTCTTCACGATGGTCATTTCGTTTTGGTTTGTTGGTAGATCAATAGAGAAATATCAAAAATCATGACCAAGAAAATTGAAATTAATTGCAGTCATTGTGGCAGGTTTTTTGAACGCAAGAATGGTGGAAGAGAAAAACAATGTTCGACTGCTTGCAGGTTTTGGTCAAAAGTGAGCCGTGTTGAAAGCGGTTGTTGGGAATGGCAATGGTCATTGTTTAAGCAAACTGGTTACGGCCAATTTGCATTAAATTCAAATACTCCAGTAAACGCTCATCGCATGTCATGGGAACTTGTTAACGGAACCATTCCTGTCAATCTTTTGGTGCTGCATAAGTGTGATAACCGAAAATGCGTTAACCCTGAGCATTTATTTTTAGGAACGCAAAAAGAAAACATGAACGATATGGTTAAAAAGAATCGTCATGTTGGAACAAAAGGGTGGAAGCAATCTTTAGATCAGAGAGCGCGTAAGTCACAACAAATGAAGCTATTGTGGCAAGAGCGGCGTACAAGTGAATGAAGCGATTGAGCTTGCCATCAACGTACTCATCAAGCCCTTTGAAGGCTATGCTAAACGCCTTCCTAACGGCGATTGCTGTGCTTATCCTGACCCCGGTACTGGCGCTGACCCTTGGACTATCGGTTATGGTGCTACTGGCCGTGATATTAGGCAATACACTGTCTGGTCAAAAGAACAAGCTGAGACTGCCCTTCAGGAGCATGTCAGGCACTTCGTATCCGGACTGGTAAAACTCTCACCGAGGCTTCTTTTTGCAAGCCCTAGACGTATTGCTGCAGTGATTAGTTGGGCGTATAACTGTGGGCTAGGCAACTACAGAATCTCGACCTTCAAGAAACGTATCGATGCCAATGACTGGGAAGGTGCAGCGGTGGAGTGTCGCAAGTGGAACAAGGCTGCAGGCAGGGTGCTTCCAGGGTTGACCAAGCGTCGAGAAGCTGAAGCACTGATGATGAGGTAAACATGGCAAACCCGATTGCAAAGACAACGCGCGGCAAAGGAAGGCACTTTCAGTCAGTGGCTGAAGGTGGTGGCATGACAGAGGCTGGTAGGAAGGCTTATAACAGGGCTACAGGCTCCAATCTGCAAGCGCCTGCACCTAACCCTTCAACGCCAAGAGAAAAGGCCAGGAAGAAGAGTTTCTGTGCTCGATCACGATCATGGTCTGGCCCTAGAGGCAAGGCTGCTCGCAGACGCTGGAGGTGTTAGATGAAACAAGGTTTATACGCAGCAATTCATGCTAAACGCGCCCGCATTGCGGCAGGCTCTGGCGAGAAAATGAGGAAGCCAGGTAGTAAAGGCTCCCCCACCGCCAAGAATTTTCGAGAATCCGCAAAGACGGCGAAAAAAAACCGCCAGGGTAGGCGGTAAAAGCTCGTCGGGAAGAGCCCATAGAGGAGACATGGATGAGGCTATCTGCTCGCTTGCCTCAAGCGCTTAACCTACTGGCAGATTCAGCGGAGTCACAATTCATTCTGCATCAGCGTGATCGCATCGTCAAG